AGATTTAGACAAACTTGAAGCACTTGCAAAACAACCAGATTAAACTATCTTTCAAACATGGAACATGAGCCACAACCAGAACACTATCTAATTGTTGAGGAGAAAGACGGAACATTCTCTGCATTTATTAGATATGCAAACTTTGAAAGTAAACAAGATGCTGAAAAAGGATTGCAGTTAGTAATGGATCTCATGGGGTTTAAATTGCAACCGAATATAACTTATCATTAATGGCAAGACCAAAAGAATATAATATCAATCCAGAAGAAATAACTAAACTTAGCAGTTATGGGTGTACTAATACTGAGATAGCAGACTTTTATGGTTGTGATGAAAGCACTATTAGAAAGAGTTATTCCGAATATCTCAAAAAAGGTAGAAGTGAAGGTAAAATTAGATTACGAAAGATACAATGGCAGATAGCTGAGAAGGGAAATGCAGTTATGGGTATCTGGTTAGGTAAGAATATTTTAGGTCAATCAGACAATGGAATGATGGAAGATGATGACTCACCATTACCATTTAATGTAGAATAGTGCCATTATCTAAAGCACAAAAAGAAGTATTTAGTTCTGAAGCAAGGTTTAGAGTTCTTATTACAGGGAGAAGGTTTGGTAAAACATTTCTGGCCTTAAATGAATTAGCTAAGTTCTCACGATATCCACGAAAGAAGGTCTGGTACATAGCACCGACATTTAGAATGTGTAAAGACATTATGCTTGATCCATTAGTGGAGAAAATGACTAAACATAAATGGATTAGCAAAGTAAACTATTCAGATCTATCTATTACACTTAAAAACAAATCATTAATTCAACTAAGATCATCAGATAACTTTAACTCACTAAGAGGAGTTGGGTTAGATTTCATTTGTATGGACGAGTTCTCTGATGTAGATGAGAGAGCATGGTATGAAGTTCTTAGACCTACACTATCTGATAAATCTAGAGAAGGATCAGCTTTATTCTTAGGAACACCAAGAGGGTTTGGTAATTGGAGTTATAATTTATTTACAAGACAAGACTCTGATAAGAATTGGCAATCATTCCAATATACTACATTGGATGGTGGTCAAGTATCGCAGAATGAAATAGATCAAGCTAAGAACGACCTAGACGATAGAACATTTAAACAAGAATATATGGCATCATTTGAGAAATATTCTGGCCAGATATATTACAACTTTGATAGACAAGAGAATGTCATAGACGAATATACAACAACAACTAACTCAATTCACATTGGCATAGATTTTAATATTGATCCTGTATCTGCTGTTATATCAGAAGTAAAACAAGATAACCTGTATGTGTATGATGAAATTGTCATTTACAGTAGCAATACTGATGAACTTGTTGAAGAAATCAATAATAGATATTCTGGTAAACACATCTTTGTATATCCAGATCCTGCATCAAAGCAAAGAAAAACAAGTGCAGGGGGAAGAACAGATTTAAGTATTTTGAAAAACGCAGGATATAATGTAAGAGTAAGAAATGCACATCCATTAATTCGTGATAGAATTAATGCAGTAAATACGAAACTAAAGAATGCAAAAGGATTGCGAACATTATTTATTGCTAATAAATGTAAAAATGTTATTAAATCTATAGAGCGACAAATTTATAAAGAAGGAACAAGTTTGCCAGATAAAGAAAATAATTACGATCACATGAATGATGCACTAGGATATTTAGTTGAGTTTTTATACCCAATCAAAAGAGATTTTAAACCTGCACCACCTAAGAGGTTTAGTTAATGGCTAATTACAAAAGAGATTTTTTAACAGCTAGACATGATGATTATGAGTCAAAGTTTGGTGATTGGAACTTTCATTTATTATCATATCTAGGAGGACAGGACTACCAGAATGGTTATCTACTAAACAGATATGTATTAGAGTCAGATGAGGAGTATATCAAAAGGCAAAACAATACTCCTATTGACAATCATTGTAAGAATGTAGTTCAGATATATTCCTCATTTCTATTTAGAGTTCCACCTACAAGAAACTATGGCAGTCTATCTGGAGATGAACAATTAGAGAACTTTCTAAAAGATGCAGATTTAGATGGCAGATCATTTGACAATATTATTAGAGAAATGCAAATAAACGCATCTATCTATGGTACTTGTTGGGCAATCATGGACAAACCTGCTGTGCAGACAGAAACCAGAGCAGAAGAAATACAGCTTGATATCAGACCATACTTATCTGTTTACACACCAGAGAATGTTTTGAATTGGCAGTTCCAAAGAATGATAAATGGTAGATATGAATTAGTATCACTAACACTATTAGAAAACTTACAAAATGATGTAGCAACTATCAGAGTATGGACTAAAGAAGATATATCTACTTTGATGGTAAAAGACTTTAACAAAGGATATTCCACAGCAGATCCAATACTTGTTGATGAAATGCCTAATATGATTGGTGAGATACCTGCTGTTATTTTATATAACCAGAAATCTCAAAAGAGAGGTATTGGTATTAGTGATTTACAAGATGTAGCTGAACTACAAAAATCTATTTACAATGATTACTCAGAAATAGAACAGTTAATTAGATTATCAAACCACCCTAGTTTAGTAAAAACACCAAATGTAGAAGCTAGTGCAGGTGCAGGATCTATTATTGAGATGCCAGAAGATATGGACTCAAACCTCAAACCTTATATCATTCAACCTAGTTCCCAATCATTAGATGGCATCATGTCAAACATACAAATGAAAGTAGATGCTATCAACAGAGTCACACATATGGGATCAGTAAGAGGTACAGAAAAAACTATTAATTCTGGTATAGCATTACAAACAGAGTTTGAATTATTAAATGCAAGACTATCAGAGAAAGCAGATTACCTAGAGAATGCAGAGGAACATATTTGGAGATTGTTTGCTAGGTGGCAAGATAAAGAGTTTGATGGTGAAATAGAATACCCAGATAGCTTTAATCTCAGAGATTATTCTGCTGATTTACAATTCCTACAAGTAGCTAAAGCATCTGGAGTTTCTTCTGATACTTTTGCAAAAGAAATAGACAAACAAATAGCAAGAGCAGTTGTAGAAGATGATGATAAGATTGCTGATATTGATAATGAGATAGAAGCAAAACCTAGACCTATTGGTCAATTCTCAACACCTGCAATAGAGGGTGAAGAAGTTGCCGAAGGCTAAAAGACGCAAAGTTCCAAAGGATAAGAGAACAGGTGTACCCAAGAAGTATTTATCTGGACTTAAAAATGAAGAAGAAAGAAAGAAAAGAGCCAGACTTATCAAAAGAGTTTCAGCATTATACAAAGCAGGGAAACGCATACCTGCATCATTACTAAAAGCAAGGACTAAGGCATAATGGCAGTCAAAAGAAAACCTTTATCAGCTTCAACACAAGCAACACTTAGAAGAAAAGCTAAAGCATCTAAGAGATATACTTATGGAACATTAGCAAAAGTTTATCGTAGAGGACAGGGTGCGTTCCTATCAGCAGGAAGTCGTAGAGTTCCTATGAGTGCTTGGGCTATGGGTAGAGTTAATAGCTTTCTTAGAGGATCAAGAAAGCATGATTTAGATTTAAGAAAGAGGAAGAAATAATGGTCAAAGTAAACTCAATCAAAAACATCATCAAAGATCTTACACCTAGACAACAAAAGACTATGAAAAGTCATGCCAGACATCACAGTTTAAAACACATGAGATCAATGGCTAGATCCATGAAGAACGGAAAGACCTTTGGTCAAGCACATACTACAGCTATGAGAAATGTAGGAAAGTAATGGCAACCTATAGAGGTAGGTCAGTAAAGCTAAATAAACCATTTAGAACACCTAATAAAAGCAAGAAGTTTGGAGTCTATGTAAGAGATAGATCATCTGGGAATGTCAAGATAGTACGATTTGGTGATCCTAATTTATCAATAAAAAAGAACATTCCTGCTAGACAAAAGAGTTTTATGGCTAGATTTAGACCTATTCTGGCTAAAGTTAAAGGTCAAAAGAGCCTATCACCTGCTTATTGGGCAGTACAATCTTGGAAAAAAGGTTTTAAGATTTAGTTGTAATACTATAAATAACCTATATATTTTTTATATGTTAAATAATAAGGAGATATAAAAATGAAAGTTCTA